AAACTGGGCAAGTCTACTATGGATATCACCAAGTATGTCTATGACGATACTGTGGATACCAGTAACAAGTCCGTTGTGGTTGACTGGTACTACAAGAAGCACCAAAACGGCAAGACAGTCCTGCACTACTGCAAGTATGTCAATGATGAGGTGCTGTTCGCCACAGAGAATGAGGCTCAGCCTGTGACCGATGAGATGGGCAACATCATCAGACCCGCTATGGCTGAGACAGGATGGTATGACCACGGCTTGTATCCCTTCGTGTATGATCCTCTCTTCTCTGTTGAAGGCACTCCCTGTGGCTTTGGCTACATTGATGTAGGCAAGGATGCACAGGGGTATATCGATAGAGGCAACCAAGCCATTATGCGGAATATGCTTGCAAACGCCAAGCCGAGACACTTTATCCGCAACGATGGTTCTGTCAATGAAGCAGAGTATGCTGACACCAACAAGGACTTCATTCATGTGGATGGCAACCTTGGGCAAGACAGCATTCTTCCTGTGCAAGGCAAACCTCTCAATGATATCTATGTGCAGGTCATTAACAACAAGATTGATGAACTGAAGGAGACCACAGGCAACCGAGACATCTCCACAGGCGGTACTACAAGCGGTGTCACAGCAGCATCTGCCATTGCCGCTATGCAAGAGGCAGGCTCGAAACTGTCGAGAGACAACAACAAAGCCTCCTACAGAGCATTCCGCAAACTGTGTCTTATGGTCATCGAGTTGATTCGCCAGTTCTATGACCTTCCTCGTTGCTTCCGCATTATGGGAGAGAACGGTGCGGCTCGGTATGTACAGTACAGCAACGCAGGTATCCAGCCTCAAATGCAAGGCATTGAGATGGGCGTGGATATGGGATACAGACTACCTCTGTTTGATGTCGAGATTACTGCTCAAAAGCAAAGTCCCTACAGCAAGATGTCGCAGAACGAGTTGGCGCTTCAGTTCTTCGGTGCAGGGTTCTTCAATCCTCAGATGGCTGACCAAGCGCTCGCTTGCATAGATATGATGGACTTTGACCGCAAACAGTTCGTGATGCAGAAAATTGCTCAGAACGGCGGTATGTATCAGCAGATGATGCAGATGCAAAAGCAGATGCTTATGCTTGCTCAAATGGTTGACAGAGACCACGGCTCTAACCTTGCAGAACAGATTGCAGCGGGTATCACTGGTGGCGCTCCTGTGGCTCCTATAGATGGAAATCTCGCAGGCAATGTAGGTGAAACCGAGGCTCTTGGTGGCAAAGAAGCAGAAGCAACGAATACCAAGAAGGCAAGGCAGAGAGTGGCTGAGTCCACTTCTCCCACATAAGGAGGACGCATGATACAGGCACGATTCGAGAAAAGTGAAGACGGCAAGACCCTCATTTTGACCGTTAAAGGACACGCAGGGCAGGCTGATGTGGGGCAAGACATTGTATGTGCCGCCGCATCAATCCTTGCTTATACAGTCGCACAGGTGGTCAAGACGATGCACGATGAGGGCAAGTTGAAGAAGAAACCCAACATTCGCCTTGAAAGTGGCGATGCCGTCATCACCTGTAAAGCCACAAAGCAGTATTATGCGGAGGCATTGCATACTTACTCCGTAGCACAGGTGGGATATGCCCTGCTTCAGCATAACTACCCCGACTATATGCAGTTAGTAAAGTTTGGTATGGCGTAAGCCTTAACATAAACCAACGGATCGCCCACGAGAAGGGCAGAAAGGAAGACAGTTATGTCTATTAGCGAATCCATCCGCCATATCGATCTCCAGCTCTTTGCAGAAGGAGCAGGTGATGGTGGCACAGGTACTGGCGGAACAACGGGCGTAACAGGGGAAGCCGCCGTTCCTCAAACCAAAGGCGCAAAAAGTAATCCTCTTGCTGATGTCAAGTATGGCATCCAAGACGATGAAGCACAGAACGCCTCTGTGCAACAGACTACCGTGGATACTCCAGACCGCAACGCAGAGTTTGAGAAACTCATCAAAGGTGAGTACAAAGACCTCTACGATGCAAGGGTACAGGAGACCATCCAAAAAAGGCTCAAAGGGACAAGGGAAACTGTGGAGAAGTATGAAGCTCTCTCCCCTACTCTTGAGATGCTTGCTAAGAAGTACAATGTCGATGTGAATGACATCAAGGCTCTCAATGCAGCCATCGAAGAGGATGATGCGTACTATGAGGAAGAGGCTCTCGAAAAGGGCATCACAGTGCAGCAACTCAAGGAAATCCGAAAGATGGAGAAGGAGAACGCAGAACTCAAGCGTCAGATGCAGGAACAGAGTGCGAAGGAGAATGCTTCCAAACTCTATGCATCGTGGATGCAACAGGCTGAGCAAGCCAAGGCTGTGTATCCCACCTTCGACCTTCGTGCGGAAATGCAGAACCCTCGTTTTGTTGACCTTCTCCGTAGCAATGTCGATGTGCGTACCGCTTACGAGGTACTGCACAAAGACGAAATCATTCCGGCAGCGATGCAGTTTACGGCCAAAACTGTTGAGCAGAAACTCACGAACAAGATCATTGCCAATGGTGCAAGACCTGCGGAGAACGGAATCAATTCCCAAAGTGCAACGGTAGTTAAGAGCGATGTGTCACAGCTCTCCAAGGCGGATAGACAAGAAATCATCCGCAGAGTCCAACGAGGAGAGAAGATACGATTCTAATCTATCGGCTCTCCTACACATCTTTGTTTTATATGTAAAGGAGAGTAACTATGAACGCTTATTTTAACCTTCAGCTTTTTGCTACGCTGAACACCAATGTCACCACGGCTACTGAACTGACCGCCGAGATGAAGACCTTCTACGATATGACCCTTATCGATGAAGCGTCTCCTCAACTGGTTCATGACCAGTTCGGTCAGAAACGCCCCATCCCTGCCAACGGCGGTAAGACCATCGAGTTCCGAAAGTTCTCGTCTCTGCCCAAGGCCACCACGGCTTTGACCGAAGGCGTGACTCCCGATGGCGGTAAACTGGAAGTCAGCACGATCACCGCTACTGTGAACCAGTACGGCTACTACATCGTGCAGTCCGACATCCTCGAACTGACCGCTCTGGACAACACCATTCTGGAGGCTACCAAACTGCTCGGCAAGCAGGCGGGTGTCACCCTCGACACCATCGTCCGCAATGTGCTTGTCGCTGGCACCAATGTGACCTACTGTCCTGCCGCTTCCGCTGTCGACACCGAGATTACCTCTCGTGCGAATCTGAAGGCTGACAGCACCCTGTCCGTGGATGTCATTGCCCAAGTTGTGGCAAAACTCCGTGCGAACAACGCACCCACCATTGGTGGCGATTATGTTGCCATCATCCACCCCTATGTTGCGTATGACTTGATGCGTGATCCTGAGTGGATTGACGCTCACAAGTATGCCCAACCCGAAAACCTGTACGCTGGCGAAATCGGCAAAATCGGTGGTGTCCGCTTTGTGCAGACCTCCGAGGCGAAGATTTGGACTGGCGAAGGCTGTCCCACTGGCTTGGCTGTGTTTGCCACCCTGTTCCTTGCCGAGGGCGCTTATGGCGTTACCGAGGTTACTGGCGGTGGCTTGCAGACCATCGTGAAGCAGAAAGGCTCTGCCGGTACTGCTGACCCGTTGGATCAGCGCAGCTCCGTGGGTTGGAAGGCTAACAAGACTGCCGAGATTCTCGTGCCGAACTATTTGGTTCGTGTCGAGTCCTGCAGCAAGTTCTCTGGCACCGCTACTGCCAACTAATTAACTTCGAGGGGAGGGGGAGTCTCCTCCTCCCCTCCCTTATTTTAAGGAGGAAATATGGCTACTGCTAACACTGAGAAAAAGGAAACTGTCGCAAAAGCGACTGAGAAAAAGGTTAAGATCCGCATCCCTCGCACCAAGGCTGACGAGAGTGATGTCTATGTCTCTGTAAACAACCGCACTTGGCTCATCAAGAGAGGCGTTGAGGTCGAAGTTCCCGAATGCGTTGCAGAGGTTCTTCGCAACCAAGAAATCGCCCTTGAAGAGGCGTATTTGTTCAGCGAGAAATCGCAAGGCTAATAACACGAAAAACACGGATGGGGGGTAGCAATACTCCCCATCGTTTGAATGGGGGGATTCCAATGACCATTATTGAGGCCACCAACTATATCGACACCATCAAACCCAACAACTACTCGCAGAATGACAAGGTGCTGTGGCTGTCCCGTTTGGATGGGAGAATCAAAGCAGATATCATCGACACCCATGAGTCCTCCACAGAGGTCCCGTTTGCAGGATACGATGAGAACACACCCATAGACACCGAGCTTCTTGTCCCTCATCCCTACGATGAGTTGTACCCGATGTGGCTTGAGGCACAGATTGACTATGCCAACAGCGAATACAAGAGATACAACAACAGCATGTCTATGTTCAACACAGCATATTCCGCCTTTGAGCGTTTCTATAACAGAACGCATATGCCCAAAGGGAACGAGTTCAAGTTCTTCTGAAAGGAGGAGAGAGCGTGTACTATCCCACTCTTGAAGAAATTCAAACCACTCGCCAAATGGTAGACACCTTCGGAGGCTATAACCATAACCTCCGCATCAATGACAGCGAGTTCTACGATATGAAAAACCTCACATCCACATACTATCCCGTACTCTCTCCAAGGGGACAAAGAGGCGTGTACAAAACACCCGAAAGTCCTCAAGGTATGATTGCCAAAGATGCCTTGTGCTATGTGGATGGAGAGGATTTTGTCATAAATGAGAACAGGGTGAGTATGGGACTATCCACAGAAGCCTCAGAATGCCCTAAAAAACTCATTTCTATGGGAGCATATGTGATTATCCTCCCCGATAAGAAATATATAAACACCGCCGATTTGACAGACTTTGGCGATATAGAGGCATCGTTCTCCACGGCCGCACCTGTTAAGTTCACGATGTGCAAACTCGATGGAGCTGAGCAGGATATCGCCTACACGCAATCCTCCGAGCCTTCTAATCCCGCAAATATGGATACTTGGCTTGACACATCCAAGACTCCGCACTCCCTCAAGCAGTATTCTGCTTCGAGCGGGATGTGGGTGTCTATTGCCACCACCTATATCAAGATTGAATCTGCGGGCATCGGTGCATCGTTTGAGGTTTATGACGGTGTCAGCATATCCGGCTTGAAGGGCGCTCTTACAGACAACACCACAGGTGCTGTCATCGAGGGAGAAACAGCCAAGCAGTTGTCCGAGATCGATGGCTCTATGGTGATTTGGGCAAAGGGCGATGACTACATTGTGGTTATCGGTGTCCTTGATACCACGCAAACCATCAGCGACAGTATCACAGTCGAGCGAAGAATGCCTTCTGTTGATTTCATTACGGAATCTGAGAACCGCCTGTGGGGATGCAGATACGGCACGGCAAACAATGGTGATGTAGTCAATGAGATTTATGCATCCAAGTTGGGTGATTTCAAGAACTGGAACTGCTTTATGGGTCTATCCACGGACAGTTATGTAGCATCCTGCGGTACTGACGGACAGTTCACAGGGGCAGTCACACACCTTGGTTATCCTCTTTTCTTCAAAGAGAATTGCCTGCATAAGGTCTACGGCAACTTCCCTGCCAACTATCAGATACAAACCACCTCGTGCAGAGGCGTACAAAAGGGTTGCTCCGATAGCCTTGCTATTGTGAATGAGGTGCTGTATTACAAGTCTCGCTCTGGCGTGTGCGTGTATGATGGCTCTCTCCCTGCTGAAATATCCTCTGTCCTTGGTGACGAGAAATACAGCGATGCGGTTGCTTGCTCTCACGGGAACAAGTATTACATCAGTATGAAGGATACAAGCGGTGTATACCATCTGTTTGTATACGATGCCTCTAAAGGTATGTGGCACAAAGAGGACAACACGCAGGTCAGTTCCTTCTGCTCCTGCAACAATGAGCTTTATTTCATCGAGAATGGGCAAATAAAGACGATGTTCGGCAGTGGTGATACAGACACTACCCAAGTGCCGTGGATGGCTGAAACAGGCGTTATAGGCACATCTATGCCCGATAAGAAGTACATCTCTCGACTGGCGGTTCGTATGTCTCTTGCCCTTGGCTCAAGAGTGTACTTCTATGCACAGTATGACTCCGCAGGAGAATGGGAGTATATCTGCACGATGAGAGGCACCACACTACGAAGTTTCACAGTTCCCATCAGACCGAAGCGGTGCGACCACTTTAGACTTCGCATCGTTGGTGAAGGGGACGCAAAGATATTCTCCATCACCAAAACCATTGAACAAGGGAGTGATGTCTAATGGCTATAGATATCCGTCTTCCTAATATCAATGCCACCTCGGAGATGGGACAACTCACTCAGATCCGCAGTTATCTGTATCAGTTTGCGGAGCAGATGAGATGGGCGCTGAACACTATTGAAGGCGGAAACACCTCGTCTGTGGTCAATGCCTCTACTGGGAGAACCTATGAAACCGCTGAACCAAATGATGCGGAGTCCACATTCAACTCTATCAAATCCCTCATAATTAAGTCTGCTGATATATTTGAGGCTTATTATGACAAAATCAACGCTAATCTTGATGGTCTGTATGTGGCGCAGTCTGACTTTGGCACATATGTCAACGAGACAAACCAAAAGATAGAGGCGAACTCGGAAGGCATTCGGCAACATTATGAAAACATCCAGAAGATACTCTCCGACATCGATGCTATCAACGAGATTGTGTCCAACGCTTATATCAAGACTGGTCTTTTGGACTATGCCGATGACGGCACTCCTATATATGGTCTTGAGATAGGTCAGAAGAATGAGGTCGAGGGCGTTGAGGTGTTTGATAAGTTCGCTCGGTTCACCAGTGACAGGATGTCCTTTTATGACCAAAACGATACCGAGGTCGCATATATAAGCGATTACAAGTTGTACATCACAAACGCCGAGATTACTGGCACATTAACGCTTGGAGGGTACAAGATTGACACATCCAATGGGCTGTCCTTCAAGTGGGTTGGGAGGGGTTAATATATGGCAATGACAGGCGGCACCCCAAAGCTCGTTAAAACAGGATATGCCAACTACGGCTCTGCGGGTGCAATAAATCTGTATGTGTACTACAAGTCCTCTCAGTCCGCCTCAACCAATAAAAGCACAGTCAAGTGCGGTATGTATGTCGACTCTCCCTCTTCGAGCTATGACATCGGTCAGTGGGATGACAACAGGGGGTCATATGTAGGTACAACAGCGCTCACTTTTAATGGCACTATGCCAAACTTTGCAGGCAGATATTGGCTTGTGGAGGACAAAACCTTCACTGTAGACCACGATGATGACGGCAAGGGAAAGGCAACCATCTACTGGAAGTGGGGTGTCAATTCTCCTTGGGGACAGATGGAGAACCCATCGGGATCTTTCACTATTGACCTTCCCACCATTGCAAGAGCCTCTGTCCCTACGCTGTCGGCAAGCACAGTGAAGATGGGAAACACGCTGACTATTAACACAAACAGGAAGTCCTCCTCGTTTACCCACACCATCAAGTGTAAGTTTGGTGGCACTACAACCACCATAGCGACTGGCGTGGGAGCATCTTACAATTGGACAGTTCCCGACTGGGCATCGAGATGCAACAACGCAGTCAGCGGTACTGCAACCATCACCGTTACCACCTATAGTGGAAACACAAATGTAGGGTCGAAGTCGGTCAATGTAACACTCTCTGTACCGAGTGCGTCTGTTCCCACATTTGTACCGAAAATAGTCGATATGGGAAACTCGTTGTCAATAAGCACGAACAGAAAATCGACAAACTTTACCCATACCATCGCATACTCTTTCAATGGGGCAACAGGAACGGTTGGGTATGGCATAACAACCTCAAAATCGTGGACTGTTCCTCTGTCCCTCGCAAAGCAGATACCGAGTGATCCATTCGGCAATGGAACCATCACCTGTAAAACCTATAACGGGACGGCGTTGGTTGGAACAACAGATGTTGGTTTTACCGCTAATGTTCCAAACAACACAACCACGCAACCCACATTCACAGAAGAAGGGTTTGCACTCGCCCCAATAGGAAATGTGCCTTCTGCTTTTACGGGATTATACATTCAAGGTAAAACTGGAGTGAAAGCCAGCTTCACGGCATCTTCTACTTATTCAACCATTGCTTCTTATAAGATGGTTGCGGAAGGAAAAACCTACAGCGGAAGCCTTGCTTTGTCGGATGTGTTTTACACGCCCGGTAGTAAGACCATCACAGGTACAGTAACCGATGCCAGAGGATATTCCACAAAGCAAGAAAAGACCATAACGGTTATCGCTTACGCTAAACCTAAGATTGTTCCCTATAGTGGAGAAAAATCCATCATCGTCACAAGATGTAAGCAGGACGGCACTATCAGCGATGACGGAATGTTCCTCAAAATCAAATGTGGCAGAAGCTATAGCAAAGTTGCGTCCAATGGTGTGCAAAAAAACACCTGTGAGATATCCTATAGCGTTGTGGCCTCTGGAGGTAATCACACCGATGACTCCTTTGTCAAGTTACTCAAGACTACAGACAGCAGTGACTTTGTGAATGTTGCACTGGATGGTTTGGTGACATCTACAAAGACCTCGTATTCTGTCCAACTGAAAATCAAGGACACTATTGGCGAGGGTTCCACCTATTCATTCGTCATTCCGACATCATCTGTTGACTTCAACCTTAGAGAGGGTGGTCACGGTGCAGCATTCGGTAAGTATTCCGAAATAGAAGACGGCGTTGAGTTTGAGTGGGATGTTTATGGCAGGGCGTATGGACTTGGAAAACTGATTAAAGTACCCGAAAAGGCTGATATGAACGATGCCAAGTACAGAGTTTTTGGATGCTACGCCATCACGCAGTCTGACATTGCCGAAACCATAAGCAATCTGCCTGTACCCTATGCAGGCACATTGCGAGTGTATTCCGCTACAGGAAGTGGAAACACAAACACAGACCCCGGTTGGATATATATAGCGCAGGAGTACGAGCCGTACTATGGCAATGGTCGCTATCGCAGGCTTTTGCATAGAGATGGTACGGATGCCGAGTGGGCGTTCGATCCGTGGAGAGCGATTGGCGGTGTAGACGGTGTTGTTTCAGAAGGGACATATACAACTTCTTCGGATCTCGTTTGGCACTTTAAAAAGTGGTTTAACGGAACGGCAGAATGTTGGGCAAGACGGAATGTTGATGTTGATGCCACCACGCAATGGGGTTCCGCAATGTATTACGGATCAGTATCCGCAGTTGGTCTTCCGTTTACATTCGTTGAGCCACCAGTGTGTCATATAGGCGTAGAAAAAGGAACAACGGCTTCATCAAATGCATTCTTAGTGGCATCATCTGGGCAAGCGACAACCACCACGGCACCGTCTGTATTGTTGTGTAGACCCACTTCAGCAACAGGTATCAATGTGAATGTTCTATATAGTATCCACGGGATGTGGAAGTAACAACCTTTAGGGGAGGATGATTATATGGCATGGTCTTATCAAGATTTCAAGGTTGGCAGTGCAACATCTGCCGCCGACAAGAAACGGAAAGAACTTGAGTCGCAGAAGCCGAGTGATTTCCAGTACGCAGATTATGTGGAGAGCGACTCCGTCACGCAGGCGAAAAATCAGTTAAACTCTCTGCAAAAACCCGGCGCATACCAGTCTCAATGGCAACAGAGCATTGATGACACCCTTAATAAAATCCTTAACAGGGAGAAGTTCTCCTACGATGTCAATGGGGATGCTCTGTATCAGCAGTACAAAGACCAGTACACTACGCAGGGCAAGATGGCTATGATGGACACTATGGGACAAGCTGCCGCCGCTACTGGCGGATACGGCAACTCCTATGCTCAAAGTGTTGGTCAG